TTCTTGTCTTAGTATACCACCTGGGTATATTTGTCCGCTTGCTGGTTGAGTAAGTGTAAGAGTGTTTGAATTAGTAACAGCATTGAGGTAAGTAGATGTACTACCTTGTACTAAGCCCCAACTTGGAGTATTAGTAACAGCAACATAACCTCCTCCAGATGCTATTAAATACCCGCTGTTATTAGCTTTTGGTATATCACTGGCATCTGAGTTAGGACTGTAAGGATTTGATCCTGAGTTTTGTGCAGATTGGCTGAGTTGAACTCTATATTGAAAATTACCACTAGATAAATTATTCACATGTGATACGTTACCTACATTGAATCCATCTCCAAGTACAGAGAAGCTGCTAGAGGTAAGTATTACCGGTGCAATTAATGCTTTAGAGTGACTTACTAATGTAGCATAGCTACTCGAATAAGCATCTTTAGGGTTTCCTATATAATTATCAATATTAAATGTAAGTCCGGATGCACTTACTATTTTTTCATTTAGTAGATATGTAGGAGAAAATCCTACTTCTACAGTATGCAGATCGTCTGAGTATTTTTTATCTCTTTGAACGACTGACGTATAGTAAGAGAGGGTGCTGCCGCTTGCTACTATACTTCCAGTATTATCTATTTTTATTTTAGCTATAGAAGAGGTAGACTCAAAAGAAGGTCCAAAATTAAGACTTCCTGAGGTAAAATTACCTCCAATAGTTCTTACATATAAGCCAGGTATGTTTATAGTGTCCGAGTTTGTTATACTTAAATTACTATTAGTCGGTACTCCGAAGGAGCTTATAAGTGCTTTTAATCCTCTCTCTGTCCCTTTAGTTTTAAGTAGGTAAGGTAAGTTATGGTAAATTCTTTTACTTATATCTTTTCTATAATTTTCTAATGATATTACGTTGTTTGAAGCCGTTACAACAGTTTGATGTATGCTTTCACTTGCATATAACTGCCCTGTAAATGTTTTAAATAAATCTTCAGTTGACCTAAAGTTATTATAGACTTTTACTCCAAAATTTCTTAAAGTATCTTGTACTAAGTCTTTAGATATCCCGTATTCTAGTCTATTATCATTATCGTATTTATCAGAGAGAGCTTTGGCATAAACCCATATATTATCAAAATGCTGTGCAAGCATATTAATAAATGTGTTGTAATTAACACTATCGGGATCTTCTCTTAAATATTCAGGTATACTATTTAATAGTTGACTTTCGTTTGATTGATCAAAGCTACTTGCAGATAATATTATTTCTGTAAAGAATGAACCTGTTGCTGAACCGGTAGCTTGAATGTAGGGTTTAGAGTTATTCTGTTTAGGCCAAGAGGTTGAACCTGATTCATAGTATAGATGACGATCGTAGTGATCAAAGTTATCTAATATAGTATTAATTTTATTCGTATAGTAAACCGAGCTTCCAGTTAAGAATCTAGAGCCGGTAGCAGGACCTTCTATATTATCTATTACATCTGATTGTGATTGATATGTTTCAATTAGATTAAGTTTATATTGAAAGTTTCTTACTCTTTCTTCTATAGAACTAAACTGTGTAAAGTTTGCAAAATTATTATAGTGCACACTTATATCTACTCCTTTTTCATTTAACCTACTATGTACTTCCCTATATGTGTTATTAGTTGGAAACGAAAATAAATCGTTATAATTTAAAAACCCTGTAGGAGAATTCTGTTCTTCTGCTTCTTCGATATTAAAGTTAGGGCCTTTTAAATAAGGTACTTTGATCTCATCAGGTGTAATTACTGTATTAACTTTAAACGCAACTGTATCTGATATAATTCTTTCTATAGTTAGTAGTTGCTTTAAGTCGTACTCTTGAGGTAGTGGTTCGTAAAGTTTTACGATTACTGATTTATATTCTCTATAGTCTTGAATATCTATATTTAAACCGATAAGTAAGTCGTTGTTCTTTACGTTAAGTCTAAATTCGTTAAAATAAGATGTACTTTTTAAATCTTCTTTAACTTTATTAGTATACCTTACTACAGCATCTTCTTCAATTTGATTAGTTAACAATCTTACTTCTGTTCTATCTTCTGATATTTGTTCTATAAAGAACTCTCCTCCTTTACCTGTTTCACTATAAAGGTTATCTAAAAAGTTATATACAAAATTTATACCTCCATATGTGTACCCTAATCTTTCTGCATCTTCTTTTGGGTCTAATGTAAGCTCAGACGCTCCTGTTGTACCAGCTGTTTGACTTCCCTGTAAGAACTTTTCATTTCTGTAATCATGGTATGAGTCTATAAGCTGATTATCTTCAGTATATACATGGAGTTCTATCTTATGTTGAAAAGCATCGAATGTTGTATTTACATCAAATGACTCTACTACTTTAACATCGTCGTTCGAAAACTCTTCTAACCCTATAGGATCAATTGGTATTATGTTATGTTTAATTGTTGGCAATTTACTGTATTTGCGTATTAATATCTTGAGTTAACTCGTTAATGCTTTCTATATTTTCTACATTAAGCTCTAATAGCCTTGTTCTTAATTCTGTGATTTCATCTAATAGTGGTTGAATCTCAGTATCATCTCTTTCAAACTTAACTAATTTAGAACTTTCTTTTATTATATATTCATGTGAATTAGATGCTCCTTCAGCAGGTATATCGTAAAACAACTTATCATATAGTCTAAAGAACTCAGCTACTGTATCAGTATCTTCTTCTTGTATATCTACAAAAGTTTTAAAAGAGCTGTCTATAGATTTTTCTAGTTCTTGTTTTTTGTAAACTTTCTTATTTAGTCTTACATTATGCATTTCTTACTACTTTAAAAACGTTAGCATCATCAAAAGTACAAGTAGTTCCGTCTATAATAGATCTAACAAGTATTCTATAGTATCGTTCAGGTTGCAATCCATCTAAGTATAGATCAAAGTAGGGCCCTGTGCTATCACAGCTTACTTTAGTATATCTTTCGTTAAACGGAATAACTAGTTCTTCTGTATATTCATCTTTTAAGGCATATACTGATCCGCTATTTAAAGCATAGTTAGTTCTATAGATACTGCCTGTCGTAAAAGTTCTTGTAGGGTATTTGGGTCTAGAAAGTAATCTAAATCTCTGTTTACCTACATCTGGGTATCTACCTATATTATTTGTTATCTTTACATGAGCAGTTGGCTCATCTAGCACATTTAAGCTTCCTGTTACATAGCTTTGATCATCCCAAGTAAATGTAAGAGAAGGGGGGTATATGGTATTAGTATTAGCACTATAGTATTTAGTTCTTATTGATGCACTTGTATTAAACTCTATACCGTCTTCAAATTTAAGTATGAATCCGTTGTTAGCTAAAGTACCACTGTAGTGTAACTTAACAGCATTAGTAACGTCCATTCTTATATCTAAATCATCATTAGTTTCAAAGCTTTGAGTAGCTTCAAGATCTACTCCTAAAGAACCAGTATACCAAGCTCCACCGCCGTTATAGGTAGCGTTATATGAACCAGTAACTCCTGCTGGAAATCCACCTTGTAGATGCCATGATACCTTACTCTGTGCTTTTGTATATCTCCAACTAACGCCTGAAAAGTCTGCTGAACCTGTGCTTATGTCATCGTGGTACTTTCCTACTCCTCCATCAAAATGCTGTGCTAGTGGATAGCATTCTACAGAGTGAGAGGCTGGTACTTCATATGCTGATGCTACGTTTAAATCTATACTTGCAGACCATAGACTAGAATTAGCTGTTCCAATCTTATTATTTACTACATTAGTAATTTCAGCATCTTTAAAATGTATTAAGGTTCTAGTAGTTTGGCCTACTTCCTGAATAGGGTAAGAACCTATTTCTATCATTTCATCGTACCCAGAGTTACCAGTAGCAACTTCTGTAAATATAAATGCATCTTTATCGGGAAATATTTTATATACTGCCATATCTTAAATTATTGATCTACCTTTTATATCTTCATTAGGAAACTTTACTTCAAATATACAAGGATCTAAAGAAGGGTAAACTATATTATTCTTAGTAGCTCCTTTTACATCATATCCATATTCTGAATAATTTCCACCGTTTAGGTTTATTATTTCTATTTTCTGTACTGTCTGTACACCTTTGACCTTGTCTAGTATAACAGCTAGTTCTGATAAGTTAATAGGTTGGTTTATACTTCTTTTTGTTATTTTAAAGTAATCTTGCAACTCCACATTACAGTTAAAAATTACATCCCTACTTGAGTAGTTAGGTCTTATTTTTATCTCGTAGTTTACACCTATGTTTACTACGAAAGCATCTCTTATATTTATACTATCGGTTACAAGCATAAATTCAGCTAAATACGTTTTTAAGTTTTCTTTTAAATTTTCAGTAGCAGTAATTAGGTTTTGATTGTTGTCGTACCCTAATACGTATAGGGCTAAAGCAAGAGGGTTATTATCTACTATACTGTCATTTAGGTTAGTATTACTTAACTGATCTTGTGCTACATATACTTTAGCTATACTACCGTACTTACTTGGTAAAGATAATGCCCTTACTGTATAGTCTTGTAGAGTGACTGCTCTTCCTTGTTCATTAAATGCTCTTAAAGCATTTTCTCTTAATTCATCAACTGTATCTCCGTCTCTACCGCCACCAGCAGGTTCGCTATTAGTAATAGTAAATGTTCCAGTAGGTAAAGTATCTATAGCTGTAGTTATAGTGTTAGCGGGTACGTTGGCTGAAATACCACCTCCTTTAAGGTATGTTACTGTAAGAGTAGTATTTGACGGTGCAATACCGTAAGATTTACTATAGGTAAAGTTAGTAGGGTCGTAGGTGGTTGTAAGTGAACCTGAACCGTTATAGTTAAGTGAACCTTGATTAGTAACATTTCCTATCGTAGTAGCGTCTGGGAGTATTACAGAGTCGTCATCTGAAAGTGTTCCTGCACCAAATTGTATGTCTAGGTTACCGTTAGATCTAAATCTAGTTACAAACCTTCTCGGAGCTTTTTTAAGTGCTAATACAAAAGGTACATAGTTAGAATCAGAAGAACTATTTTGTTCATCTAAAAAGACAGTATCTTGACCTAAGAAAGGTACTTCAACGTACTCTTTTCCATCGCCGTCTACTATGCTTAATACTTGGACTATATTATCATCTGATATAGTTATAGTTTTAAATTTTTCTGCTGAACCTATTGCGAAATCTTTTACTTCTCTTTTACCTGATATTACTTTAACTTTTTTAGATAATAAATACCCAGTAGGTTGATTAGACCCATCTACACCTGTAACAGTAATATCGGTAGGGTCGTATGAGCTACTAAAATTAAAGTTTACAGCGTTAGGAGAAAAAAATCTAGTTTTACTTCCATCTGATGATTCATATCTAAAGTTTGCCGGAATTGTTTTAGCTTGTGAAAAGTCAGGAAGACCTCCTGCATCGTCTACTGCTTGAGAAATAGTGAGTATAGCTTCTGATGTACCGGTTACTTTAGGTCTATAGCCCATCATATAGGCTAGGTTAAAAAGGTTTTTTGGATCTTTAGCGTGAGTTAAAAATGTTTCCTGAAGTTGAGTATCTTGATAAAAAGATAATACATCACCTACGTAGGAAGCCATTTCTATAAACATCATTCCAGGTGATGTAGGAGAGAAGTCATTATAAGAGTCTGGGAAGTAGTTCTTAGCAAACTCTATAAGTTGACTACGAAAGTCGCTAAACTCTCTGCTCACATATTTTATATCTCTTGATACTGCCATTATTGTATGTTAATTAAAATTTCGTCTTCTATATTTTGATCTGCAATAGCATATCTTAGAAAAAAAGTAATTAAATTAGTATCTGGTTCAGAGCCTACTTTAATTAATGTTGGTTTTATGTTAGGAAAAAATCTTGAAATACTTGCTGATATGTTTTCTTTGATATCATCTAATCTTTCTTGATTTATATTCTCAAATAGCATTTCTCTTATGCCTCCTCCAAAGTTAGGATTAAGTGGTCTTTCTCCTCTATTAGTTAGTAGGAAGTTAATAAGATTTACTTTTAAAGCATCTTTAGTTTGAAAAGTAGAATTAAACACAGCAGGAGCAGCAAATGGAATATCTAATCCAACTGCTTTTCTAGGCTGCCTGTCTAAGGGGTTGATCTTTTTTCTACTTACTGCCATTAAACTCTTGATCTATCTTTTTCTATTGATTTATCGTATATTGCTTTTGCTTTATTTACAAAATCTAATTTGCTTATATCTATACCGGGCATAGGTCCAGCGTTTTGTCCTAGCCCCATATCTGAAGCTATATTAGAAGCAAAGTTAGGTTTCTTAACCATAGAAGAATCAGCATTAATAACATTTCTAAAGTCTTGTCCAGACATTTCTTGTTTAGTCATATTAAGCATTTCTTCTAATGGTACTGTACCTGGGTTCATTCTACCTGTTGACCAAGTTCTTTTTAGGTCTTTTTGTTTTACAGGTTGGAAGTTAAGGTTTGATTCTTTCGAAGGAGCACTAGCTACTCTTACTGCTTCGTTAAGCATTTCTTGTAACTCTTCCTTGACGGCAGATCTTACCTCTTCTCGTATTATTTTACGTAATTGATCTAGTTTCATATTAATAAATAGTTGGTTTATGGAAGTTGATTGTCTATTCTAAATTTTAATTCTTTTATAAGTATTTTTGAATCACCAGCAAAAGATAAAGGACCTTTAAGAACTGCGATTCCTCTGTTGTCGTACGCTACTGCTTGACGTTGTAGTGCTACATCAGGAGAGTTTGGATCTGTTACCACTTTTATAAGGTATATTTTACCGTTTAGGGCTCTATATTCTTCTTCTTCTGATGATGATATGTTTGAACCTTCAAGTATTGCTTCTCTTTGATCAGCTGTTAAGTTTGGATCTGCTGCACATCTATTAAGTAAAGTGCGTATAAGTGCTACTTTAGCTTGTAAAGGTACGAAGATAAGATTAAAATTTCTAAGTAAGTCTTCTATATTATCTATTTCGTTTTCTATATCTTCTAGTGCTTCTGTAGCCCATTTAAGTTTAGCAGATTGACTTTGAACAACTCCTTGAGGAAGTGAAAATATGACCCCTCCGGCAGGACCAGGAGGAATACCTAGTGTAGTTGGTATAGGATTGTGAGATAATAGATCTATGAGTACTTTAAGTATGTTTACAATTATCTTTAAAGACTTTACGAGCTTATGTAATTTTAATGCTCTTCTATTAGCTGATGTCACTAGTGTGTCTACTCTATCAAGAGATTTATTCATACTATTAAGTACCTTAGGAGGAGGGCATTTTTCTCTTAATTCATCTAAAATTTCTAAAATCTTCTTTTCTGCATACCTTCTAGCAACACCTTCAGCATAAGCGAGTGCTATAGAAGCATATTGAGCGAGGTTAAGTTTTATAGATTTTAATAGTGAATGAGGCATTATTCAGTAAATGTTTTTCTTGATTTAATGGGGGATTGTCCATTAGGGTTAATATATTGTTGTAGGATATCTGCTGTAAATTTTAAGCTAACTCCGTAACCGTTAAGATTAGGTATAGATTTAAAATCTTGAGTTTTAGCAGATTTAAGTTTTCCAGATAAGGTTTTCAATTCATCTACTAATATTTGTAAAAAATCTTCTAGTCTATGTCCAAGTACTACTGGTTCAGCAGATCCTAGTTCTGTATCTCTATTCTTTGATCCTACTCCAAGATATATTTTCTTAGCATCTAAACTTATATAGTCTTCTCCATCTATACCTATATCCTTAGAGGATACGGTTAAACTTTCATTAGACGAAATTAGTATATCTTCTTTTTTAGCATTCAGTACTATTCTATCAGAGTTAATCAGTACTTGAGCTCCTTTATATTTATCAGCAATTATAGTTTTATCTACATTTGATTCAAGTTTAGTACGTGCTTGGTCTAGTGGTATTAAGTGATCTGATGTGATATATATACTTGAGTCGTCTTTATTTATATCTTCTACAGTTGATTTAAGTATATCACCATTAAACGCTCTTCCGTTACTTAATATAGTAAAAGGTTTACCGTCGTTAGATTGGTCTGTAATAGTGTTTTTATTTCCCTTATACCCACCTAATCTAATAGAGTTACCGAATCTACCGTCTATTATGTAATCACCCGGGTTAGGGTAGAGTATGTTTACTTTGTCTAGCTCTTCTATACCTTCTCCGAGATCAGTTCTTTTGGCATCATCTGGAGGAGCAGCATTATGGTTAGAGGCGTTCCATATTGAAATTACTGAGGAGTAATATATTTTAAGTTCACCGTCGCTTCTATCTACAGATTCTCTTGGACCAGGGTTTATTATTACTATTTCGTTTTTTAACGGATATGTTCTAGCTGTGCTATCTAGAGGAAAAGCTATAAATAAATTTTCAGGTTCTTCTTCAAAGTTGTCTTCGTCAAATAAATTATATCGAATAGCACCTATAGTTTTGGTAGCTTCGTAGCTAGGATGGTTTTCATCTAAAACAATATCATATACTCTACCTAATGTAGGCGGTGAGTATCTTCCATTTTCTGCTGGGTTGTAGTCTTGAGTAGAATTAAACCCTAGTCCTAAATTAAGCATCTTCGTCTTCTTTAGAGTTTCCTGCTTCTTCTACCTGTCTTTCTATTTCTTCCTGTTCTTCTATTAGATCTTGAAGTTCTGAAATATCGAATTCACCAGATTCTCCTTTTGATTGTGCTGTTTCTATCCTTTGAATTACTGTGGCTAACTTAATCAAATGCTCGTCATTCTTTACTCCTATCTCCATATATTCTTTTATCATAGGTACAAGCAGAGTAGCGTCTCCTATATTCTCTATAAGAGGTTTAAGTTCACCAATAAGTCCTTTTACTTGTGATTTAGTTTCTTTAGAGTTATCATAAATTTCTCCAAAGAGGTCGGATAGTGTTTTCCCTTTGAATATTTCTTTGTCTAAGCTCATATTGTTTTATAATAAATAGCCTATTCAATTTTATTGTGAAGATAACCTAGATCATATAGTTTTTGGTACTTAGCTTTGAAGTCTTCTTTTAAAACAGTTACTACTTTAGTTAACTTAGGAGTATCACAGTCTGTCATCTCCCTTATATAGATATAAAGTGCTTTTTTTCTAAATATATCTAAGTCGTGTCTTGTTCGAAATACAGTTAATACTGCATCTGCTATTTTCTGGTCTTCTTTCTTTATGAAAGTATCTTCTAAGGTTTCATAGCAGCTTGCGATCCACTCGTCAAGAAATGTAGCTAAAGATTTAGCTGAGGAAGAGTCTAGGTCTAGTTTAGATTCATAAGATTCTTCTATATCAGTAAAGCTACCTATCTGTTTAAGTTTCTTATAATTCTTATTATTATAGTTAATAAGCCACCTTTTGACGATAGTACCAAAATAAGAGTATGCTTTAGCTCCATTAGTAGGATCAAACTTCATAATCTTCTCTTCTAATAGAACTGATACTATTTCGTGTTTAAGATCTTCAATTTTATCAACATCTGTGTAGTAAAACTTAAATGTATGTATAATATTCTCTGCTAACTTGTAGAAAGGTAGGTAAATATGATCTGTAAAGATTTTATTCCTGTATTCTTGATCTGTAGATGTGTTGTATTTTACTATGTATTCTTCTGTCTCTTTTGTAAAGTAGTTAGCTTTCGCTCGTTTCCTTGCCATAATTTTGGGGGAGCATATAGTCGTTTAGTTGCTCCTGTACTGCTTTCATTTGGTTAAAAAATTCACCAACTTCATCATCTGACTGAAAGACCCCCTTGTCATCGAGATTTTGTAAGTGTTGTCTTGACTCACCTATAGTGTTTGATATGTTCTGTAAGTATCTTACTTGATTTTGTGTAATATCTTCGTATTTTTCAACTTTTACTAGTAGGTTTCTAATAAGATAAGCAGAAATAATCAGTAAGGCAACTAATATACCGGTAATTATGTAGAATGTAGTAGGATTTAGTTCCATATTATAAGTTTTTTAGCATATTTGTTAGGCCAGGTGACGAATTTACTCTTTTTCCTGTAGTAGACTTGGTTTTTTGTACTTTTGGTGCAGCTCCACCGGTAGATTTTAACCAAATATCGTATTCTACCTTAGAAGCCATGAAGTCTGCCATGTGAAGTACGTATACTATGTTAGTTTTCATCCTAGAGTTAGGGTTATGACTATAAAAGTATGCTTCATTAGCTTTATCAAACACTCCATCATGTAGTCTGATGCCTAAAAACTCGTTATGACTAACTTTTATGTCAAACTTCTGTAGTATGTATAGAGATCTGTCCGGAATAAGCATGAAAGGTAGTTCTGAGTTAAAGGTATACATCTCATGTAACTTATCTTGCCTCCATTTATCAGTCTGAGGTATATAGTTATGTGTATCTCCATCACCTAACTTACCTAAATCATGAAATATACCAGCAAATACTAACTCTTCATCAGTAAAGTCAATAGTACCACCCATCTCTTCATATAATCTCTTGGATTTAATAGCATACTCTATAACTCTATTAACATGATCTACATATCCACCGGGTATAGCATTATGATGCCATGTTTTAGAACTAGCAGGTGCCATAATATATGTTTCACCTATGTGTTCTATTAGTTTCTTTACCTTATCCTTCCTATCACCTATGTATGTATCTACTATTTTAAGATGTTTCTCATAGTTTGAATGGATTTTCTCCGCTGTTAATGTCATATTAGATTAATTACTATTATTATTATATTTATTCATATATCTATATATATTTATATATACTTTATTATTAATATTTTTAATATATAATTAAGATAATGTTTTTAAAGCAGAAAAGCAACTATTTCAATGTAATTTTTTGAAAATATTTTTTTACCTTAGTAAATTCACCTGCTTCCCACATAACTTCCACTTGTAAATTAAGAGTTTTTCCTGATTGACTAGGTTTTACCCCTATAATCTGGGTAATTACAACCTGGTTACCCTGTAATCTACCATAAGTCTCTCTATCTGCTGAGCTTATTTCATCGAACCCGTAAGAATTTCTTATGAAATACGTTAAATCTCCTGACCAACTACCTGTAACTATTGGATTTCCGTTATACCTCCACTGTTCTGAAGTGGGAGTAGCGTAAACTTCCATAGTAAAGTATTGAATTTTAGGGTTATCTTCGTCTATATCGAATGTAAACGTACTATTTTCTACTATTGGCCTTATAATAGCAGTGCAATCTCCCCCTATACAGGTAGGTTCGGCGAGAGGTTCGGGGGCGCATGATAAAAATAGTGCGAAGCCCGCCGCGCAAAACGCGCGAAGTTGCCACGAAAATTTGTTACTTATCATTTTTACCAGTAT